CTTCAGTATTAAAGATAGAAACTATGCAGGTAAAGCTTTGTTACTAGCACATGATGATGAAGGAGAAAGTGTAGCTACAACTTTCACTTTACAAGAGGTAAAAGATATGGTAGAATGGTTACCTGAAGGACACAAAGAAGAACCTTATATGGAGTTCACAGCATGGATGTAGGAACAGCATTAGTTTTAATAAATAGTATAACACTAATAGTCTTAACTGTTGGTGTTATACACCATTGGAAATAATATGAAAGAACAATTTAAAAAACTAAACAAAGATGAATATCGAGAGTTTGAAAACTGGATGCGAGAGCATAACCAAGAAAACAAAATAGCTTACGAAGTAAGATGGACTGATGAAGACTATCACGTAAGACTATGTGACGAAAGTATTTACTCAATGAGTGATATAATGCTTGACATTCATAACAAAGTAGGGTATAATACACCCAATTAAACGCCAATCCAAAGGAGGAATTTATATGGCAGTATTAGAAGGAAAAGCCTATTGGGCTTCAGTAACAACCCCAAACACTACGTTTGAGCCTGTTTATACAGTTGATTTAGTAGTGGATAACGAGGTTGCAAATGACTTTGAGGCTCGTGGTTTCAAAGTAAAAGACTTATCCATTAAGGATGAGAATGGTGGGCAAACACCTGTTGGTAGAGCCTTAACAATAAAAAGAAAAGTTAATGGACCAAATGGCATGGTAAGAAATGCACCTAAGCTTTTCGACAAGAACAAACAACCTATGGATGATGTTGTAGGTAATGGTTCTAGCGTTAAGGTACAATACAACGAGTGGGAAACCGACAACAAGTATGGTAACTTCAAAGGTTTGGATTTCCAAGCTATGCAAGTTATTGATTTAGTAGCACTAAAGACTCAAGATGGTGCTGAATTAGACCCATATGGAGATGGGGAGGAATTTTAATATGATTATTACAATTAAGAATGATGATGGAACTATATCTTACGATATAAATAACATCGAAGACGAACAAACTAAAGCTAATGCTCACGTAACTATCAATAAAGTTGGTACATTAGAAACAGTTTTAGAAGCTTTAAACTTTGCGAGTGCAACACATAGGGGTAACCTTGAATCCCTCTTAAAAGATACTCCTGAAGCAGTGGTAGAGTCTGAAGAAGAAACAGTTAACGAGGAAGCTTCACCCGAAGAAGACTAATTAACTTTTCATATCTCCAATCGAAGCCACTCTCGTAAAACAGGGTGGCTTTTTTATTTAAAACGAGGGTAATTATATGCAAGAACAAAGTAAATTCGTAAAATATCACGTTCCTTGTCACGAATGTGGTAGCAAAGATGCAGTATCTGTAAACGCAGATGGGTCTGCAAAATGTTTTAGCTGTGACAAATTTTATACAAACTACGAGGGAAAAGTAACGCCTATGACAAACTATATTAAACAACCAACACCCAAGCCAAGTGTAAATGCACATGGAGGCATCTTTGCAAAGCTTACTGATAGAAATATATCAAAAGAAACTGCAGAAAAGTATGGTGTTAAAGTTGTGTATGATTCTAATGGGCAACTAGCACAGCATCTCTATCCTTTTTATATCAATCACGAGCAGTGTGCTACAAAGATTAGATACGTAAGAGATAAACGCTTTTCGTTTGATGGGTCTATTCAAGACTCAGGTTTGTTTGGTCAAAACCTTTTCAAAGAAGGTGGTAAATATCTAACGATTGTTGAGGGTGAGTGTGATGCTATGGCTACATACGAACTACTTGGTAGTAAGTGGGCAGTAGTATCTATCAAACGTGGTGCAGCCTCGGCTGTAAAAGACATCAAAGAAAGCCTAGAATACGTAGAAAGTTTTGACAATGTTGTGATTTGTTTTGACAAAGACAAAGCAGGTATCGAAGCTTCACAGAAAGTAGCAAGTATTATCAAGCCCGGAAAAGCAAAGATTGTTACGCTTCCTAATGGCTACAAAGACCCCAACGACATGCTCAACAAAGGCAAACATCAAGACTTTACAAGAGCATGGTGGGATGCACAGGTTTATACACCTAGTGGTATCATCAGGGTGTCAGAGAAACAGCATGACTTTCTTAACAGAGAACGTAAACAGAGTGTCCCATATCCTTGGGATGGTCTTAACAAGAAACTTCTTGGACTCAGGGCAGGTGAACTTGTAACACTTACAGGTGGTACAGGACTCGGTAAGTCTAGTATTACAAGAGAGTTAGAGCATTGGCTTATCAATCAAACAAATGACAACGTAGGTATCATAGCTTTGGAAGAAGACTGGAAACGTACAGTAGATGGTATACTTTCTATCGAAGCTAGTGACAAACTATTTATTGATAGTGTTCGTGATGACTATGGTGAAACTAAACTTACAAATATGTTTGATAAAGTCTTTAGCAATGACAGAGTATTTATCCATGCACACTTTGGTGCTAATGATATTGACGCTATCTTTGCAAAGCTTAGGTATCTTATTGTCGGCTGTGATTGTAAATGGGTAGTTGTTGACCATCTACACATGCTTGTAAGTTCTATGATGGATGGTGATGAACGTAAAGCTATTGACAATATCATGCACAGACTACGTAGCATGGTAGAAGAAACAGGTGCAGGTATAATACTTGTATCACATTTACGTAGAATCGAAGGCAACAAAGGACACGAGAATGGTATTAGTGTAAGCTTATCACATCTACGTGGTTCAAACAGTATTGCACAACTTTCAGATTGTGTGATAGCACTTGAAAGAAATCAACAATCAGACGATGATTTAGAATCACGAACAACTAAACTACGTATACTTAAATCAAGATATACAGGTGACGTAGGTATGGCTTGTTCGTTGGTATACGATAAAGAAACAGGCAGGTTATCTGAGTACGAAGATTTAGAAATGTTAAATTCTAAAGACGAAGAAATCATACCATTTTAATAGGAGGAATATATGCAGTTAGTATTTGACATAGAAACAGATGGTTTAAATCCTTCTGTTATATGGTGTCTTGTTGCACAAGATGTAGTCAGTGAAAAGTTTTATCACTTCTACGAAGATACGCTTGACGAGGGTATCAAATTTTTAAAAGAAGCAGATGTAATTATAGGACATAATATTCTTGGATATGATATTCCTGTAATTAAAAAGCTTACCGGTGTAGACTTATATCATTCAGATAAAGTTATAGATACACTTGTTTTATCTAGGCTACTAAATCCTACACGAGAAGGTGGTCACAGTATAGCTAAGTGGGGTTACAAGTTAGGCGTACCTAAACTAGATTCACCTGAGTGGTCTAGTTTTACAAAAGAAATGTTAACTTATTGCGAAAGAGATGTAGCTATCAATACGAAACTGTTACGTTACTTAAGAAAAGAATCTCTTGGGTTCTCAAAAGAATGTATTAAACTTGAGCATAAAGTTACACACATTTTAGAACAACAAAAACAAAATGGTTTCTTATTTAACGATGAAGAAGCAATGTTTTTAGCATCAGAACTCAGCTGTAAATTAAAAGAAACAGAAGATAAAGTTCACGAAACATTCAAGCCTATTTGGATTGATGACAAAATGGTAACGCCTAAACTAAAAAAAGATGGTAAACTTTCTAAACAAGGATTGACAGAACAAGAGTACTCTGATATAATAGATGGTACGCTTGAACAAAAACCTTTCATGAGAAAGACTCTTCAAGAATTTAATCTTGGTTCTAGAAAACAAATAGGACAAAGACTACAGGAACTTGGTTGGAAGCCTCAGAAATTTACTCCAACAGGACAAGCTATTGTAGACGAGACTACTCTTAAAAAGATTACTCACATAAAAGAAGCACAACTTATAGCAGACTTCTTACTGTATCAAAAAAGATTGGCTCAAGTTCATTCGTGGATTGATGCAGTAAACGAGGAAGATGGTAGAGTACATGGGTCAGTAATATGTACTGGTGCAATCACAGGTAGAATGGCACACAGAAATCCTAACATGGCTCAAGTACCTGCTGTCTATAGTCCTTATGGTAAAGAATGTCGTTCATGTTGGACAGTACCAAAAGGTTATAAACTTGTAGGTATAGATGCAAGTGGTTTAGAATTAAGATTGTTAGCACACTATATGGCTGACGAGGAGTATGTAAATGAAATTATCAACGGAGATATTCACACAGCTAACCAACAATTTGCTGGACTTAAATCAAGAGATGAGGCGAAGACTTTCATCTATGCCCTCATATACGGAGCAGGAGATGAAAAGATTGGAAGCATCATTAAAGGAAACAGAGCAGATGGTAAACGGTTGCGAGAACGCTTTCTTAGTGGTCTCCCAACACTTAGAACTCTTAAAGAACGAGTTGACCGAGCATCAGAGAAAGGTTACCTCAAAGGATTAGATGGTAGAAAGATTTTACTTAGGCATAAACATGCTGCATTAAATACTTTATTACAAGGTGGAGGTGCAATAGCAATGAAAAAAGCTTTAGTAATTTTAGAAGATAACATTAGAAGTCATGGTTATGATGCTAAATTCGTAGCAAATATTCACGATGAATGGCAGATACAGGTAATAGAAAAAGATGCTGAAGCTGTAGGTAAACTAGGAGTACAGGCAATCGAACAAGCGGGACAACATTACAATATGAGATGTCCTTTAACAGGCGAATATAAAATAGGAGACAGTTGGTATGAAACCCACTAAAGAAAACAGAAAGAAATTTGACATCGACTTGGCTTATGGTACAGTCAGAGAAGAAAAGATAGCAGACATGCTAACAAATAAAAAAATAGAAGTTAAATCAGAAAAAGATTTGTGGCAAAAATCAGGTAACATATGTATAGAATATGAATCATGGGGTAAACCTTCAGGTATTAAAGCTACCGAAGCAGACTACTGGTTCCATAATCTATGTGTTGGTGACAACGAATTTTGTACTTTAGTTTTTAAAACCGATGTACTTAAAACAATCGTAGATAAATTAGATACGTTTAAAACTGTATGTGGTGGTGACCATAAAGCAAGTAGAATGTTCCTCGTAAACTTACAAAAACTATTCTCATCGGATGTAATTAAAGCATTCAAGGAAGCAGAAAATGAAAGCAAAAAAACTAAGTAATTTAGTTCCGGATATTTATGCCCTGTTAGATTCTCTGACAGAAGGCAATGAGCTAAACATTTCAGAAGAAACTTATGAAGAGTTCGGTAAAGAAATGGCTGATGCTCTAAGACATTGGGCTACCCCTCAAGATAGAACATCTAAAGAAACGCTTAGGATGTCAAACATAGGTAAACCTGAAAGACGTTTATGGTATGATGCTCATACACAGTCAGATACTACAGAAAAGTTAGAGCCTAATATACAAATTAAATTTTTATATGGACATTTACTTGAGGTTTTACTTTTATTCTTTGTTAAACTTTCAGGACATAAACTTACAGACATGCAAAAAGAAATTACTGTAAATGGAATCAAAGGACACATGGACTGTAAGATTGATGGTGAAGTAGTAGATGTAAAGACTGCATCAGGATATGCATTTAAAAAGTTTAAAGAAGGTACGCTTAGTGAAGACGATGCCTTTGGATATCTATCTCAACTTGCAGGATATGAAGAAGCAGAAGGTACAAGTAATGGTGGCTTCCTAGTTATGAATAAAGAAACAGGAGAGCTTTGCACTTACATACCTGACGATATGGAAAAGCCTAACATCGTTTCTAAAATAGATAATGTAAAAGAAATTATTGTACACAACGAACCTCCTGAGTTTTGTTATCAAGATGTACCCGAAGGTGTTTCAGGAAACATGAAGCTATCTAAAAACTGTGGGTGGTGTCCTCATAAAATAGAATGCCATAAAGATGCTAACGATGGACAAGGCTTACGAGTTTTTAATTATGCTAAAGGTCCTGTATATTTTACAAAGATTGTTAAAGAACCAAAGGTTGAGGAAATAAAAATATGAATGGAGCAAAAGCAAAACAAGTTAGAAAACTTTCCAAAGAGTTTGTAGTTGAGTGGTTAAAAAGTATGCTTGTAGAAGAAGAACAAAAGAAAGTAAATATCAATAACTTTGAAAAATATTTACCTGAAGAAAGTCATTTCTTTGCAAACAACAAACTTATGGTTTCGGCTTACACGCCTAGGTGGTTTGCACAAAAAATTAAAAAAGTAAATAAAAATATTAAAGATATTACTTACTCGGATGTTATGTAATGGTAGGCTACAGAAAACCTAGAAAGGTTAGACCTAAAGAAAAAGATATACCTAAAGGATATGATTCTAAGTGGGAACATACTTTACACACCACTGTTTTACAAGAGTGGAAGCATCATACAGATAAAGTTCCTTACGTTGTTGAACATAATTACGAGCCTGACTTTGTAAAAAAAATAGGTAACAAAGAATATTTACTTGAAGCTAAAGGTAGATTTTGGGACTACCAAGAATACAACAAATATGTATGGATAAGAAAAGCTTTGAAACCTAACCAAGAGTTAGTGTTTTTATTCCTTAGTCCTTATGCACCTATGCCACAGGCTAAGAAAAGAAAAGATGGAACGAAAAGAACCCACGCTGAATGGGCAGAAAAAAATAATTTTACATGGTATAGTGAAAATACTTTACCTGATAACTGGAGAAAAGATGAATTATAAATTTAACGAAGATACAATACTTCGTGACATGAAAATGTATATTGATAAAACATACGAGCAACATTATTCTAATGGCAAGTATCAGGCAACTGATATGATAATAGATTCGGGATATGGAGAAGGCTTTTGTATAGGTAATATTATGAAGTACGCTATGAGGTATGGTAAAAAAGCAGGTAAGAATCCTGCTGATTTGAAAAAGATTATACACTATGCTATAATAGCTTTACATTTAGAGGAGCAGAATAATGGTTGAAGATAAAATAGGAACTAAGCCTTACTTAGGAATTGAAATAGACTACGATAAAGAAAAAACGTTTGACAAATTTAGTTTAGATACACTCAAAGATAGATATTTTTGGGAAGGAGAAACACATGCCCAAGAAGCATTCGCAAGAGCCTCCGTCTTCGGAGCAACATACAAAGGAGAAACCGACTTCGAGTTGGCTCAAAGACTTTATAACTATGCTTCCTCTCGTTGGTTCATGTTTAGCACTCCTATTCTTAGTAACGGGGGAACCACTCGTGGGCTTCCTATCAGTTGTTTCCTCAATTATGTTCCTGACAGCAGGGGTGGTTTATCTGCTCACTATGATGAGAATATATGGTTGGCAAGTTCAGGTGGAGGCATTGGTGGATATTGGGGTGATATTAGGAGCAACGGTATTTCAACTACTCACGGCAGTCGTTCTACTGGTTCTATTCCTTTCATCCATGTAGTTGATTCACAGATGTTAGCCTTTAATCAAGGCACAACAAGACGTGGTAGCTATGCCGCTTACATGGACATAAGCCATCCTGAGATTGAAGAGTTTATTAATATGAGAAAAGAATCAGGTGGAGATATAAACAGAAAAAATCTAAATCTCCATAATGGTGTTAACATTACAGATTCTTTCCTTGAAGCTGTAGAAAACAACGAAGACTGGAGATTGATAGACCCTAAGACTAACGAAGCAGTTAAGACTATCAACGCTAGAGATTTATGGTGGCAGATAATAAATGCTAGAGCAGAAACAGGTGAGCCTTACATGGTGAACATTGATACTTGTAATAAACATTTACCTAAAGCACAAAAAGATTTAGGTTTAAAGATAAGACAAAGTAACTTATGCTCAGAGATTACTCTACCAACAGATGAAGAGAGAACAGCAGTATGTTGTTTATCTTCTGTAAACTTAGAACACTTTGATGACTGGTCAAAAGATGACATGTTCATTGAAGATTTAATAACCATGCTTGACAATGTTTTACAGCACTACATTGACAATGCAATAGACACAACACAGTTAGGAGAATACAGTGCAAATTTTAAACGCTTTCAAAAATATGTTAAAGAAGGTAAGGAAGGCTTTACCAAGAGTGCCTACTCAGCGTATCGAGAAAGGAGTCTCGGTCTCGGTGCTATGGGCTTCCATGCTTATCTTCAATCTCGTAACATCCCTTTCGAAGGGATATACGCTAGTGGTTTCAACTATAAAGCATTCTTGTATATCAATACTAGAGCAAATGAAGCGACTAAAGAACTGGCTGTTAGAAGAGGAGAGGCTCCAGACATTCATGGTACAGGTAAAAGAAACGCTAACTTATTGGCTATTGCTCCTAACGCTAGTAGTGGGATTATATGTAGTGGTACTTCCCCTTCTATTGAGCCTTTCCGTGCTAACTGCTATACTCACAAAACTTTGTCAGGGTCTTACCAAGTTAAGAACAAGTATCTCGAAAAAGTTCTCAAGTCTAAGGGGCTTAAAGGCAAAGAGTTAAATGAAGTATGGAAAGATATATCAGCTAACGAAGGTTCTGTTCAGCACTTAGATATATTAACAGATGAAGAAAAAGAAGTATTTAAAACTGCTAATGAAATAAATCAAATTTGGATTGTAGAACATGCACATCAACGACAAGAATTTGTATGTCAAGCACAGTCTGTAAATTTATTCTTTACTTTACCAAAGGCAACAGAGCCTCAAGAAGTACATGATGAATACATGCAGTATGTAAACGATGTACACTGGTATGGTATGAATAAATTAAAATCTTTGTATTACTTTAGAACTAATGCAGCAAGAAACGTAGAGAATGTAAACACAAAAATTCCAAGAGTTAGACTAGATGACTCGGAATGTATCGCCTGTGAAGGGTAAGGAAATATTATGAGCTTAATAACAACTAGAGATTATTATAAACCGTTTGAGTATCCATGGATGTATGAATACTACAAACTACAAAATCAAATGCATTGGATGCCTGAATCAGTTCCGTTACATACAGATGTAAAAGATTGGCAGGATGTAACTCCTGAAGAAAAACATTTACTTACACAAATATTTAGACTGTTTACTCAGTCAGATGTAGATGTAGGTGCAGGGTATATAGATAAGTATATGCCTATATTTAAGAAACCTGAAGCACGTATGATGATGTCATCGTTTGCTAACATGGAATCTATACACCAAGATGCTTACAGTTTATTGTTAGACACTGTAGGTATGCCTGAAATAGAGTACAAAGCTTTTTCAGAGTACGAAGAAATGTCTAACAAACACGATTACGTTGGGGAGTTTAAGCCTTTAAAATCTGATAAGAGAACTATAGCTAAAACACTAGCAGTTTATTCAGCCTTCACAGAAGGGTTGCAGTTATTCTCTAGTTTTGCAATCCTCTTAAACTTCCCAAGGTTCGGTAAGATGAAAGGCATGGGGCAAATAGTTACGTATTCTATACGTGATGAATCTATGCACGTTGAAGCTATGACAAAACTATTTAGAGAGTTTATAAAAGAAAACATAGAAATATGGACAGACGATTTTAAAGCAGAACTCTATCAGATTTGCAGAGACATGGTAGAACTTGAAGATAAATTCCTTGACTTAGTATTTGAAATGGGTGACTTACAAGGTCTTACAAAGAAAGACATGTATGCTTACAATAGATACATTGCAGATAGAAGATTACTTCAACTAGGACTTAAAACTAATTACGACCAAAAAGAAAATCCGTTAGGTTGGATTGATGAGGTCATGGGTGTAGAGCATCAGAACTTCTTTGAAGGAAGGGCTACTACTTATATGAAAGCAGGTCTTAGAGGTAGACAAGATACTATTACATTTACAGGAATAGAAAAATGACAAATAAAAAAGAAGCTACTTTAGTAAGCTATAAACTTTTATATGACAGGTATGGTAAACTAATTACAGAAAGAAGTTCGACTGACATAAGTGGCTTGAAAAAATTCTTAAGTAAAGAAGAGTTTACAACTTTAGAAGTAGTTTTAAGAGAAGCTACTTCTAAATTAGATAGCATTCATAGCTATATAGAAACTCATTTAAACGCAAGAATTATGAAAGATTAAATAGTATAAATTTTTATAGGTTTTTCTTTCCCTTTTACATAAATTGGCTCAAGAGTTGCATACTTACCTGTGTAACTCTTAATTGTTTCGTGACCTATGACTATATCTTTACCAACTTCTTTAGTAGAACTTTCCA